ATAAGTGGCCACCCTTGATGCAACAAAATTGACCCTGGCAGACTGGGCCAAACGGCAGGATCCCGATGGGCGCACGCCCATGATCGCCGAGCTCTTGAGCCAAAGTAATGAGGTCCTCGAGGACGCTGTCTTCGTCGAGGGCAACCTCCCCACCGGGCACCGAGTCGTGATCCGCACCGGACTGCCCACCGTCTACTGGCGCTCCATCAATCAAGGCGTGCCGCGGTCGAAATCGACCACCGCCACGGTGGACGACTCGGTGGGCATGCTCGAGGCCTACGCCGCGGTCGACAAGGACCTGGCGGAGCTGAACGGCAACTCGGCGTCCTTCCGCTTGTCGGAGGACCTGGCCTTTCTGGAAGGCATGAACCAGGCCCAGGCGCAAACCCTGTTCTACGGCACGCCCAACACCGATCCCCGCATGTACTTGGGATTCGCGGGACGCTATAGCGCCATCAGCGGCGCCGGCAATGCCCAGAACGTGTTGTCGGGCGGTGGCGCGGCCAGCGCGAACACCTCGGTCTGGCTGGTTGGATGGGGCGAAAACACCTGCTTCTGCCCCTTCCCCAAGGGCTCGAAAGCGGGCTTGATTTCCGAGGACGATGGCATTCTGACCATTTACGACGCCAACGGCAATCCCTACAAGGCCTACCAGACCCACTACCAGTGGAAGAACGGGCTATGCGTGAAGGACTGGCGCTACGTGGTCCGGATCGCGAATCTGAACACCGCCGACTTCGCTTCCCTGTCCGGAACCCAGGCACCCACCGGCGCCTTCGCGACTTCGATTATTCACCTCATGTCGCGGGCTCTGGATCGCATTCCGAATTTAGGCAGCTGCCGGCCGGCCTTCTACATGAACCGCTCGGTCTTCAGCTTGCTGCGCCGGATGGCCATGGAGAAGTCCATCTACGCGCTGGCCTTGGAAAACGGTATGAACCAGTTCGGCGCCCCGGCTCGCTGGCTCTCGTTTGAAGGCGTGCCCCTACGTCGGGTCGATCAGCTGCTCAACACCGAAACCACCATTGTGTAAACCGCGCGCCAAACGACGCCAAATGACGCCAAAAGGAGAAACAGTATGTACGTTGATGCCAATTCCATCGTAGCGGGCGGCGTATCGAATACCGGGGTGGTCACCTTCCAGACCGTCACCGGAGCGGCCGCGGTCCTTTCCACTAACACCATCGACCTCCTCCAGCAGCGCGACATGGGCTCGGGCGAAGATCTCTATCTTCGCGTGGAGGTGGGTACGGCGTTTGCCGGGCTCACTTCGATGGACGTCGAAGCCATCACCGCCGACGATCCAGCGCTCACCACCAATGTGACCTGTATCGGCGCCCTCAAAGCGGTCCCCCTCGCCAACCTGGGCGCAGGCGCCCGCATAGCTATCGATTGCAGCCCCCTCATCGGGTCCCGCGGGCGGCGCTACCTCGGCGCCCGCTTCACCCCCAACGGCACCGGCACGGCGGGATCCGTAATCGCCGATTACGGGATCGAGGTCCAGGAAGCGGGCGACGCTTACCCGGTCGGCTTCAGCGTCATCTGAAGGCGGCTGCCAGCTATCAGCCGTCAGCTCTCAGTACGCCAATACGTCACTACGTCATGAAGGAGTGAAGCTATGGCGAAGTATCTAGTGAAAGAGAAGTCGGTAGTCAACAACCAAATCTACGAGGCGGGGGCGGTGGTCGAGTACACGCCTCCCGAAGGAGTCACGGTCTCGGCCAATCTCGAGCCCTACAAGGAGTCGGGCAAACACCAGCCCGACGAGGAAGAGGAAAAGACCAACCCCCAGGGGCCGCCGCGAGCGCAGCACACCTTCGCGGAAGAGGACAAAGGGAAAAAGAAATAGCGGCAAAATGCGGTCTTTCCGCCAAGGGGCCGGTTGCCTCGGCCCTTTCTTTTTTGAGGTGAACGAATGAACGCGGTGGGTATCTGTAATCTCGCCCTGGGTCACCTGGGGGACACCGCCACGGTGGCCGCGATCGATCCTCCCGACCAGTCGGTGCAGGCCCAGCTGTGCGCCCGCTTCTATCCCCAGGCGCGCAATACGCTGCTCGAGATGGCGGCCTGGAATTTTGCCACCAGGCGCGTGAGCCTGGCCCTCTATCAGACCAACCCATCGACCACCTGGCTCTACGCCTACGTGCAGCCCGGGGACATGATCAATGCTCTGGCGGTGATCGCCGCCGACGCCGCCGATGACTACTCCCAGAGTTTTTACCCGCCGGTCAAATTTCCCTACCCCCAGGGCATCACCATGCCGCCCGGATTGAGCGTCTACGTTCCGCAGACTTATTCGCAGGAACGCTCGGCCGATGGCAAGACGGAACTCATTCTCACCAATGTCGAGAACGCGGTCCTGCGCTATACGTCCTATTCGACCGACACCACCCAGTACTCATTTCTCTTCACCCAGGCTTTGAGCTACCTGCTCGCCTCGATGCTGGCCGGCCCGCTCATCAAAGGCACCGAGGGCGCCACCCTGGGCCAGCAGATGATGGCCCTGTTCAAGGTCTGGGACGCGCAGGCCGAAGCCTCGGACGCCAACCAACGCAAGATCGCGGCCATTCAATCGGTCCCATGGATCGTCAAGAGGTAAGGAAGAATGGCGTCGTCGCGCACCGTCAATCGATCCTTTGCCGGCGGGGAGCTGGGACCCGACATGTACGGCCGGATCGACGACCAGAAATATCAGAGCGGTGCTGCCCTGGTGCGCAATTTCATCACTCTGCCCCAGGGACCAGCGCAGAATAGACCTGGTTTTGAGTACGTCAATTCGACCAAGAACAACGGCATCGCGCGCCTGATTCCCTTCATCTACAACATCGATCAGACCACCATCATCGAGCTGGGCGACCAGTACGCCCGCTTTCACACCGACGCCGAGACCGTGCTCTACGACTCGTCCACCCTCCGTGCCTGGCAGGGGCCGGCCGGAGCGACCACCTATACCCTGGCCACCCCCACGGTTATTTACTGGTTCGGACACGCACTCCTGAGCGGCGATCCGGTGCGCTTCTATGCCACCTCTTCAGACCCTCTGCCCATCGGCCTCCAGGTGGGTTATACCTACATCGCCGATGTCATCGACGTCAGCAACTTCTACATCAAGGATCCCGCCACCGGGCTTCGCGTGGGTTTGTCCGCGCCTCCAGGAGGCACTGTCACTTACACCAACTACCCCGGCGCCGGCACTACTTCGACCAGCGTCTCCCTGGCCCCCAACCAGGTCGGCAGCCACACTTCGGGCGCGGTGGGCGGATTGGCGAATGTACCCATCTCCGGCGGAAGCGCATTCGTGAACGCGTCCTTCTCGGTGCAGGGATATAGCTACCAGGGGCCGTTTCAGGCAGAGCTTCAGTACTCGCTCGATGGGACGAACTGGCACACGCTGTACACGCTGAACACCCAGACCGTGGTCAATGTGCGCGTCTCCATCGCCCTCACCAATCTCGATCTTCTATCCCTGCGCACCTACATCTCGGCTACCACTGGTCCCTCGGGATCGGTCTCCCTCACCGCCGCGATTAACAGCTGGAGCGTGGATGTGCCCAGCGGGGGATCGAGCGGAGCGACAGCCACCATCATTTGCTATCGCTACTACACCGCCGGCGACGCGGTCACCTACGGCGGCTCGGCCTGGCAATCGGTCAAGGCCGATTCCGGCGGCATCACCACCCCGGGAACCAACCCTGACATCTGGGCTCTGCTTCCCGCCAACGCGGTTTATGAGATCCCCACGCCCTACGCGGCCGCGGACGTGTTCGATATTCACTATGTGCAGTCGGCCGACGTCATCACCCTGGTGCATCCCAACTACCCTCCGGCGGAGCTCAAACGCCTGGCGGCCACCACCTGGACGCTGACCAACGTCGTCTTCCAGCCTTCCATTCTTCCCCCGACGAGCGTCACGACCGCCGCCAGCCCGGGCTTCAAGGTCAAGATTCAGTCCATCTCCGGCACCCTGATCACCACCCAAACCAATCACACTCTCTCGTTAGGAGACCAGATCTACATCGATAGCCTGGTGGCCAATACCGGCGGCGACAAGAGCGGCTTCTACTTGGTGTCTGAGGTCCCGGTCAACACTTCGACCGGAGCTCTGATCCTCAATGAGCTGCGGGTGATGGACTACAACGGAGTGCAGCTGGACGTGACCTCCTGGGGCGGATACACGGGCTCGCCGACCATCCAGCTGGCCACCAAAAGCTACGATCCCACCAGCCACTACGTGGTCACCGCCATCGCTTCGGACGGGGTGGACGAGAGCCAGATTTCGAGCGATGTCTCAGTCTTGAATAACTTGGACGTGCCCGGCTCCTTCAACACCATCAGTTGGTCCGCGGTGGCCACCGCGCTGCGCTACAACATCTACAAAATGCGCAACGGGCTCTACGGATATATCGGCGAAACCCCCAACCTGAGCTTCGTCGACGACAACATCGGTCCCGATTTTTCCATCACTCCGCCCAACTACGAAGTCATGTTTTCCGGCCCCGGGAACTACCCCGCCGCGGTAGGGTATGCGGAGCAGCGAAAGTGCTACGCGGGGACCGACAACCAGCCCCAGAATTTGTGGATGTCGAACTCCGGCACCGAGGACACGTTCAGCTATTCTCTGCCCATCAAGGACACCGACCGGATCGCCATCGCCATCGCTTCGCGCGAGGCCAATATCATCCGCCACATCGTGCCCATGACCGAGTTGATGCTGCTCACCAGCTCGGCGGAGATCGTCATCAAGCCGGCCAATAGCGATGTCATCACTCCCGGCACCATCAGCGCCAAACCCCAGACCTACGTGGGGGCCAACAACGTCCAGCCTTCGGTGATCAACACCGCCCTGGTCTACTGCGCCGCCCGCGGCGGCCACGTGCGCGAGCTGGGCTATGCCTGGACGGTCAACGGGTTCACCACCGGGGATCTCTCCCTGAGGGCGGCGCACCTGTTCGACAACCTCACCCTGGTCGACATGTGCTATCAGAAGGCGCCCCGGCCCATCCTGTGGTTTGTTTCCTCGGGCGGCAACCTGCTGGGGCTGACCTATGTTCCCGAAGAGCAGATCGGAGCCTGGCATCATCACGATACCCAGGGCGTGTTTGAGTCTGTGGCCTGCGTGGCTGAGGGTGGGGAAGACCGTCTTTACGCGGTCATTCGCCGGCGCATCAACGGGACCACGGTGCGCTACGTAGAGCGCATGGCCTCGAGGATTCTGAGCGGCACCAATCAACTCCAAAACCCCAATTTCGAGGAAGGCACCGCGGGCTGGATTTTTCAAAGCGACCTGGTGAATGGAGGCAGCTGGCAACTGGGGAGCGCGGGGCCGTTGTATGTGGCTATCTGGAACGGAGCCGGAACGGCCGCGGTCATCAATCGCCAGCACATCGCCTGTTCCTCCGGAACCGAGATAGAGGCCAGCTGTCGGGCCCTGGGTGAGCCGGGCGCGACCGGCGACGCGGTACTGCGCATTAATTTCTTCGACGCCTCCGACGCGATTATCCAGAACTTCGCTAGCAGTCCCTGTCCCAATAACTACAATTGGACGACGCTCAGTCTCCTCAGCACGGCGCCCGCCGGGACAGCGTATGCAATGATCGATTTTGCCGTGCTCAGTGCCACCATGGCTCCCGGCGGCCCGCGCTGGTCGGCCACCAATTTTGTGGGCGGCTATGCGCCCACCCAGCAGAATTCCTTCTTTGTGGATGCCGGCGCCACCTACTCCGGCGCCCCCGCGACTACGGTCTCCGGACTCACCTGGCTGGAAGGGCAAACCGTCTCGGTTCTGGCCGATGGCGCGGTCTACCAAAACAAGGTGGTCTCGGGGGGAGCAATCACCCTCGAGCAGCCCGCCTCGCTGGTCACGGTGGGGCTTCCCTACACCTCCGACCTGGTAACCCTTCCGCCCGTTCTGCAGGTGGACGGGTTCGGGCAAGGGCGGATGCTGAACATCAATCGCGTGTGGATGAAGATCTTTGAATCCAGCCAGATCCTGATTGGGCCCGACGAGGATCACCTCACTCCCTACAAGCAGCGCACCACCGAGCCCTGGGGCACGCCGCCGGCGCTCATCACCGGGCAGATCGGCCCCATCGTGGTTACTCCCGAATGGGGTGCGGGGACGGTGTTCATCCGCCAGCAAGATCCTCTGCCTCTCACCGTGCTGGGGCTAACGATCGAACTGAGCATAGGAGGTTAATGTGGGCGACTTGCCGTATGGCGTTGTTCCCTTCGTGACTCCCGACGACCCGGCCTACTCCGGAGGCGCCTACCCAGGCCCTAGGCCTAATCTGCTCACCTCGTCGTGGAATGAGATCGAAAAGTTTTTCGGCATCAATGGTAAAACCACCGCCGATACGACGGGGATGACTCCAGACCAGGCCACGGCTGCCAGCACCGCGGCCACCATCCGCAACGTGGGCATGTTGGGCATGGCCTTCGGAGCCGCCAACCAGGCGGTGGGAAGCTACTACGCCGCCAAGAGTGCGCAGTACCAGGCTCAGTCGCAAGCCGCCACCTACCAGTACCAGGCGGATATGAACGCCATCAACGCCCGTACCCACGAGTACGCTGCCCAGGGCATCCTCGAGGCAGGCAAAACCCAGGTCCAGCAATACACCATGCGCGCGGGGCAAGAGGAAGCCACCACCACCGCGGAGATGGCCGGCCACGGGGTTCAGTTGGGGCAGGGAAGCGCCCGGGATATTACCGCTTCTCAGAACATCGTCAAGCAGCTGGACGTCAACCAGATGAACGCCAACACGGTGCGCGCCGCGGCTAACGAGAGGATGGGAGCCACGCAGTTCGCCAATCAGGCGGCCCTGGACAGAATCTCTGCCCAGAATCTTAAAGCCGGAGCGGGAACCATCAGCCCATTTGGCGCAGCGGCCACGAGTTTGCTGGGCTCGGCTACTACCTTCGGCAGTCAGTGGGACTGGCGTCGGCGCCTGCAGATGCAGTTGGCTAGTCCTTCTCAAGGACAATATCTGGCCTACTCTTATCCGGGCTATGGTGCCGCGGGAGGACTGCCTTAATGCCGCCCATGCTGGTTCCGAGTATCGCTCCCGACCCCGGCCGTGCTCCGGATCTCCAGGGCACCCCCGTGGCGCCGATGTCGAATGCCGCTCCAGGGCAGATCTCGCAGATAGGCGAAGCCGTGTCGCGAGCCGGCTCGGCGGCGTTTCAAACCGGGCAGACGATGGGCGACAAGATCCAGGACACGATCGACGACGCCAACGTGCGCGCCGCGGAGACAGGCTTCCTCCAGAATGCCCAGGGCATCGTGACCGACTACACCCACCAGCTGGGCAAGAACGCAATGGACGCCTACGATCCGGCCACCCAGGCTCTCTCGAAAGCCAAGCAGGATGCCGCGGCCGGCCTCACCAATCCCATCCAGCAGAAGATGTTCAATTACGTTTCCAGCCAACATTTGATGATGTTCGGCCGGCAGATGGGGGACCACAATTTTCAGCAAACAGTTAATTACCGCGTCAAGGAGGGCAACGATTCGGCCGATGCTCAGGGGCAACTGGCAGCCCAGAACTATTCCGACTGGCAGCGTCCGGACGGGAATTACAACCAATACAAGACCAACACTATAAACGAAATCACCGCGGCCGCCCATCTGTCCGGAATCGGTCCGGGGGCTCAGCTCACGGCCGCCATTCAGCAAAAGACCTCCGGCATTGCGGACAGTGTTCTGCTCCAGATGACCGGCCAGGAACACTACGACGAAGCCAAAACGTTTTACGAAGCGGCCCTGGCCAATCATGAGCTCGACAAGCAGATGCAGGACAAGTGGGGCCCGGCGATCGAGCAAGGGCACAAGTCAGAGAAGGGCAAGAACCTGGGCGACAAGTGGGTACAGATAGCCATGGGAGCCTCGCCCGATCAGCAGAGGACCCAGCCCATTCCTGGGGGCGCGATAACCGCAGTTCCGACTGTAGGAGAGCCTGGCCGGCAGGAGCCTGTCCAGGGCCCAATTACCGGTGTGATGGGAGATCCGCGGGCCGGCCATGAGCACCATGGAATCGACACCGCTGTCCCTGTAGGAACTCCGGTGAAGGCGCCGGCGGATGGGACCGTGAGTCGGGTATGGGACGACGGAAAAGCCGGGGGCGGGCTGTCGATGGAGGTGACTTACCCCAGCGGCTACAAAGAATATTTCATGCACCTTTCTGCACAGAATTATCAACAGGGGCAGAAGGTAACCCAGGGAGGCGTCCTGGGGCTGAGCGGACAGAGCGGGAACGCGACGGGCCCGGTTTTGCACGATGCGATGAAGGATCCCAAGGGACAGTGGGTCGACCCCCGCAACGTCTCCCCAGCCCCCAAGGACCCGCTGCAGTTCACCAATCCCAACTGGCTAGAAACCGCACTCCAGGGAGTGCGCCAGGATCCCGACTCCGACGATCGCGAAAAGGCGATCGCCGAGGCGCAGGTTTTGAAGCAGTACAACATCGCCAAAGATGTCGCGACCCAGAAGTACACCCAGGTGAGAAATACGGCCGTCGACTGGAAATACGCGCACGGCTCGCTCAATGGCCTAGATGCGAACGTCATGGCCAGTCTCAAACCTGAAGATCGATTCAATCTCTCCAAGCCTATCGAAGCCGACACCGATCCAGGGACCATGGCGGGGTTCATCCTCAACCCCGAAACCCTTACCGTGGACAACGTGAAGGCCGCCTACACTGGCGGCAAACTCTCGAACGGATCCTACCTGTCGCTCTTAACCGATGCCACTAAGTTGGCCAACAAGCCGGACAAGGTTTTGGCCGCCACCGTGGAGGCTGATCGCATCAAGTTCTTTGCCGACCAGGCCGGCATTCCCCAGTTCAGCACTCAAACCGACGACCAGAAGCGCGAATACAACCAGCTCCTGGTCCGGATTCAGAGTGATGTCAACACCGCCCAAATCAACAAGGGAGGTGAGCTTACCCAGGCGGAGAAGGATGCCATCACCCAGCGCAACCTGCAGCAGTACTCGATTAGCCACCTGCGCAGCGCCTGGAGCCCGTTGGCGTGGCTGGGGAATACGACTTACACCGACAAAGCTTATGGCTTCCAGATGCCTCCCGGGGCGACTGGAACGGTCACGAACAAGAAGGATGGCAAGCTGCACTATACCGACGGGAAAAATGATTTAGGGGCGGTGCCCGAACCATGAGCCCAGACTCGAGCCCCGTGCCCCAGAGTTCCGACCTCGATTTCTCGACGTTCACGCCACTCCAGGAGACGCAGCAGAGCTCCGACCTGCGCCAGTCGCTCTCCTATGGGGTCACTCAAAATCCGGATGAGTACGCCAAGCTTCTCAAGCAGCAGCAGTCTACCGGAATGTCCCCGCAAGTTGCGCAGTCTGGCGCCGCCCAGACCCAGCAGGCGATCGATGTGGAATCCCTGCAGCCAGATCAGATGGGGATCACACATCCCCGCACCGCGGCCTGGACCGCGAATCCGGATAACGCTGCCGTGGCGGGAGCCGGCGAGTTGCACCGCCAGACGCGCATCGAACAGCACGCGGCTACCATTCGCGCCTATCAGCCGACCTGGAGAGATGCGGTCACCAATGCCGCTCAGTCCGCCTTCAATTTCATGGGCGGAAATGGCGACCTTAAAAATAAAGTCTTCTCCTATCCCGCCTTCCGTCTGGGCATCGAGGCTCTGGCCGGCACTGAAGAGACGCTGGGCAACGTCGGCTCATTCTTCGGATGGCACGGGGACAACGCCACTAGCCTGAACCAGCTGCAGATTGCGGCACGATCGCTCGAGCCCGGGCAATTTGGCGCCGAGGAGACCGGCCTCGACACTGTAGCCCGCCAGGCTGGTCCCATGATTCCCGCCATGCTGCTCACCGGGGGGACAGGATATCTGGCGCGCACGTTAGGGGTGAGCCCCCTGGCGGCCAAGGTTCTGGCCGGAATTACCGTGGGCGGCATGTTTACCTCCGACCAGGCCGGCAACACGTACTCGTCGCTCCGGGAATCTGGAGCCAGCGAGTATCAGTCGCGCCTGGCGGCCAACCGGGTAGCGGCCCTGACCTCGCCGGCCAACATTCTGCTGGGCTTCCAGGAAATGGTTCCTTTCTTGCGCGACAACCCGTTTCTGGCATCTCTCGGATTGGGCGGAGTGCAGGGCGCATCTTCGCAAATTGCGCAGAACGTGGTCACCGGGCAGAAATGGTATCAGGGCACGGCCCAGGGCGCGGTGCAGGGCGCCGCAGCCCAGGCCGGCATGCATCTAGGGTTCGGATTCCTGGATTCGATGGGATCGATTATCGCGGAGTCCGAAGCTTCCCAACTCAAGCAGCGCCACCTGGGAAAGTTTGAAGAGTCCCTGCAGTCAATCTTCTCTGGCGATCAAAGCCTGCGCGTTCCTGTGGAACAGTTCGACACCTACTTCCAGTCCCGGAATATGGATCCCGCGGTCGTCGCTTCCAACCTCGGCGTAGAGAACTACGGAGAAGCGAAGGCGATTGGAGAGGGCGCGGAAGTAGAGATCCCGCAGGCCAATTTCCATGCCCGCCTCGAGCCCGAGCACCAGCGCGGATTGATGCCGGATATCGTCGACCCCTCGATCGGCATGACCCACCGCCAGGCGGAAGCCGCCACCGAGGAGCTCAAGCAGTTTGCCGAATCAGGAGGCTTGGAAAGACTGGCGCAGGCCACCGCGGAAGTCGATGAGGAGACCAAGAAATCGGACGAGTACAAGACGGTTCATGAGCAGATCCGGCAGCAGTACGTAGCCGCCGGAGAAACGCCGGCGGTAGCCGATGACCTGGCCACCCAACATGCCAATGTTTACTCCAACCTGGCGCGCGAATCGGGATTGAAGCCCAGCGAGCTGCTGAATCTTTACCCTCCGCGGATCGTCAGCGGAGAGGCTCCGGGCGCACCTCCTGGAGAGCCTATGGCGCCCGCTGCCGGGGAAGCAGAACCGCCGGTCGAGAAAGGAATGACGCGCCTCTATCACGGCTCGGCTTCGGGCGAGACCGAGGGTAAAGCATGGTTCACGACGGATCGTTCCTATGCCCGCGACTATCGCCCCGGCTCGCAGCTTCAATACGCCGACGTTCCCACCAGTGAACTGCAGAGTCGCCTGGGATGGGATGAGGAAACGCAAGGTCCATTTAAGGCTTCGACGCACAATCTCGAACTTAATTCCTCCGAGACGGGACCGCGAAAGGTCATGCCGGCGGCTGGAAGGGAGCCCCTCTACCAGTCCGCAACGATCAGGTCCGGCAAGGAAACCCTGGAGAAGTTCGGTCTCGATCCGGGCAAGAGCTACACCACCCGCGAGATCGCCGCCGCCCTCGAAGCGCGCCAGCGCGAGAAATATGGAACCATCGACCCGACAGACCGCAGCCCCGAATCTTTAAAGAAAATCGCCAAGTGGATGCAGGCGGAAGTTGAATTCGAGATGCAGAACCCCGGCAAATCAGGGGTGGGCTGGTATAGCGAAAAATTCCAACGTGCCATCGACATCATGGGCGATACCTATCCGGAACTAAAGACTGACAAGAATGCCCGCGACTTGATGACGGCTCTCATCGCCATCACTTCTGATGGCCAGAAGGTCGTTCCCAACTTCATGCAGGCGATGGATATCTATGGTCGCTTCCGCGAAGGCGGCGAGACGGAGGGCAAGTTTACCACCAGCCGCGGCCATCAGCGCATCGCCTCCATCCAAAACAACCTGGCAGTGCTTCAGCGCTTACACGACACGATGGGTCCGGAAGGTATGCATACATACCTGATGCAGGAGAAGACCATCTCCGAGCTGAAGCAGATCGCTAAAAAGAACGGCCTAGAACTAAAGTCCGATTACCAGGCGCACATCAAGATGCCGATGTCTGCTGTGGAATTCGGACCGAAACTGGGAGCCTTCTACGCCAACCTGATGGGCGCGCATGGCTACCTGACGATGGACCGCTGGTGGTCGCGCACCTTCAATCGTTATCGCGGAACGCTGCTGCAGGCCCCCACCGAGGCTGGCCTGGCGCGCTTCAAGGAATTGCTCGGCAAGCCAGATATGAGCAATGACGAGGCTATTGCGGCAACCGTATCTCACCGCAATTCCTATGCCGACAAGGGCTACAAGAACGGCACCGAAATCGAGAAAGCCGCAAACACCATCTACAAGGCGGCATTCGAGAATTTGGAGGACGCTCCGTTCAATGCCAAGGACCGCACGTTCATGCTGGATGCGGTCAACAAAGCGCAGCAAGCCCTTCAGAAGAAAGGTTATAATCTATCAGTAGCCGACATTCAGGCAATTCTCTGGTACTACGAAAAGAGGCTGTATGGCGAACTCGGTGCACGGCAATCGGCAGACGTCAGTTACGAAGACGCCGCCCGCCGGGTCGTTGAAGCAGGACAGCGAGGGAAACAGCCTGTTTCTGGGGAGCCCGGAGAACCACCGGCGAATGGTGGAGCAGCTGCGAGCGGACTTCCTGTCGGCGAAGAAACCTTCCTCCAATCCGCTCCTGGTGGCGGCCCCGCCGGCGAGCCTGCCGGAGGAGCCCGAGGATGGTTCCGAATCCGCCCCGATGGATCTTACGAAATAGGCAAGACCTCCATCGGGGATCTCTCCACCTTCATCCACGAGCCCGCCCATTCCTACCTGGAATTGATTTCCCAATTGGTCAAGCGCCCCGAGGCCAGTGACGCGCTCAAGGCTGATTGGCAGAAGATCCAGGATTTCCTTGGCGCCAGGGAAGGCGAGCCGCTCACCCGCGAGCAGCATGAAAAATGGGCGCGCGCCAACGAGCAATACATGCGCCAGGGCAAGGCTCCCAGTCAGGATCTAAAGGGCGTCTTTCAGCGCTTCGCGGTCTGGCTCTCCTCCATCTATCACCGGGCCACCGACCTGGGCGTGGAGCTCAGCCCGGAGATTCATGGCGTCTTCGATCGCCTCTACGCCTCCGAGCAGGGCGTGAACCGGGTCGCCGATGAGGATGGCCCCAAACTCTTCAATTCTGCCGAGGAAGCTGGCTGGACAGAAGCCGATTTCAAAGCCTACGCCCAGCAACATGGACGCTCCATTGAGACCGCCAAGGCAGAGATCCTGGCCCGGCTGAATGAAGCCGCGGCCCGCGAACAAGCTTCGGACCGCAAAGCAGAAGCCTCCAACGTGCGCGCCGCCAGCACGGAAAGAATCGATGCCATGCCGCAGTACCGCGCCATCAAAGCCCTGCGCAAAGGCGCGATGGAAGACGGGACCGAAGTCTCCATCTCTCGCGACCAGCTGGTCAGCCTGATCGGTGAAGACCGGGTCAAGGCTCTGCAGAAGCAGCATCCCGGACTCTACCGCAACGAAGGCGGCCTGGATCTCGAGACCGCGTCGGAGATGATGGGATTCCCGGACGCCAACACCATGATCTCTTCGATGGAGAATTCTCCACGCCGCGGCGATGCGATCGAGCAAGCGACCCGCCAATACATGACCGCCAAGCATGGCGACGTTCGCTACGACGGCACTCTCCCCGACGCGGTACGACTAGCGGTCGAGAACGATGTGCGCGCGTCGTCGATTCACAAAGAACTGGCTGCCCTGCAGAAACGGGCAGCGGAAACCGAGTCCCTGCGCGGCAAAGTCGCGGAGCTGAAAGCGCAAGAGAAGGAACGACGCGCCGCCCTACGTGCTATCCAAGTGGCGCCCATTGCCGCTTACCGCCAGGCGGCCAAGCAGGCCATTGATGGCAAGGCGGTGGCCGACATCGAGCCTACGCGTTACCTCGATCAGAGCCGCAAGTTTTCGCGCGAAGCTTTCGACGCCCTACGCAGAGGCGATGTCCAGGCCGCGGCCGCGGCCAAGCACAAAGAGCTGATGAACCACTTCCTGTTCCGGGAGGCGGCCGAAGCCAAAGAGTTCATCGGCAAATTTGAAGCCTACACCCAGCAGGCGGGACAGAAAGGGATCCAGACTCGCCTGGGAAGGGCCGGGGGAGATTTTCGCGATCAGTTCAACCGCCTGATGGCGCGCTATGGACTGGGCGCCAAGCCCAACCAGCCTACCCCGCGGCCGCTCGCCCAGTGGGCCCAGGAGCAGTACCTCAATGGGGAAGAGCCGGCCGTCAACGCCAGCTTGTTTGACGAGATGCGGGTGATCAACTATCGCGACGCTTCGGTGGCCGAGGCACGAGCGGTTTACGATGCGCTGCGCAATATCCAGAAGCTAGCTTCCCGGCAACTGGAGACCATCGTCCACGGCAAGAAGATTGTGTTTGCGACCGCGGTCCAGGAGATGTCGGACAGGGCGCGATCCGTTAATCGCCAAAGGCCGGAGCGGGTGCTGGAACGCAATCGAACTTTTAGCGAGGGCGCCCTTAATCTGGCGAAGCGCGGCGACGCCTTGCTGCTAAAGGTCGAACGCATGATCGAAAGGCTTGATGGAGGCAAGACCGGTCCCTGGCACGACAATCTCTGGCACCTGGCCGCGGATTCCCAGGGCCGGGAGTATGCGCTCCAGGAAGAGGTGACCAAGGCTCTCGGAGACCAGTTCGCGAAAATGCCGGCCGAGTTGCGCGCGCGTATGTTCGACAAGGTGACGGTGCCCGGAGTCGACGAGACTGTGACTCGCCACGATCTCGTCTCCTGGGCTCTGAATATTGGCAACGAGGGCAACCTCGATCGCCTGCAAAAAACCTTCCTGGCCCACGGTTGGGATGTATCCGCGATCGAGTCGGGCGTATCCCAGTTAAGCCGGCAGGAGTGGGATCTGGTTCAGAATGCCTGGAACACGCTTGAGATCCTGCGCCCTCATATGGTCGAACTCGAAAGGCGAATGACCGGTCTTCCTCCGGTGCTGGTGGAATCAAAGCCCTTCACGAGAACTCTCCCCGATGGGGAAACCGTGCACCTTGAAGGGGGCTACTACCCCATCGCCTACGATCCGCGCTACTCCGCGGCCGGGGTTACGGCTGATGCCTCGAAGACTGCTCAGAATCAGATGGAAGCCGGCTATGTAAGGGCGGCCACTTCGCGCGGATACACCAATGAGCGCACCGGGTCGGCGGGCCCCCTTCTGCTCGACTTCGAGAGGGTCCTCAGTTCGCATACGGCCAAGATGGTGAAAGACCTCACTCATCGCGAGTTCATGCTGGCGGCCAACAGGCTCCTTCTTCATCCCGACGTCCGCTCCGCCATTCGCGAGACTCTGGGGCCGGCCTATGAAGAACAGTTCATGCCTTGGTTACGGACCATCATCAACGATCGCAACGGGTCCAACGCTCAGGGACTGAGCGATTTCTCCAAGATGGTCCGCACCCTGCGCTCCAACCTGGTAACCGGCACGTTGAGTTACAAGTTGTCGACGACCCTCCTGCAGTTGACCCACGCTCCGCGCATGTTGCTCTATACGAAGCCCGGAGCCTGGATGCAGGCCATGATCGACTTTGCCGCCCATCCCGCGGAGATGACCCAGCAGATCAGAGACCTTTCCCCCAACGAGATGCGCTTTCGCGGCGACTCGATCGATCGCGACATCCGCGAGATGATGCGCGACATGACCGGGCAGACGGGGTTTCGCAAGACGGTCTTGAAGGCCGGCTCGAAGACCTTGGAGTGGACCGACCATGCGCTGAGCTTTCCTCTCTGGCTCTCGGTCTATCGCGAGGGACTCAAGGAAAATGTCGACCTACCTGAGGAAAAGGCTAAGTATCTGGCCATGCAAAAAGCCGACTCTGCCATTCGCCTGGGATTGGGATCCTCGGCACCCAAAGACATGGCGGCCATCCTCAGAGGAAATGATCTGGCTAAAGTGCTGACCATGTTCTACGGCTTCCACAATGGGATCTACGGGCAGATCAGCGACATGGTTCGTAACACCCGTTCGGTGCGCGATGTCCCCAAGCTGACCTACGGACTGGCCATGGCGGTTCTGGTTCCCGCGGTCCTATCCCACCTGGTGACCGGGGACGGTCCCAAGGATGATGAGAACCCGGGACTGTGGGCGGCCCAGCGAGCTCTGTTCTTCGGGCTCGACACCCTTCCTGGAGTGCGAGATTTGGCCACTGCCATGGAGCGCAAGTCGGATGTCAAGGTGTCTCCCCTGGCCGACCTGATGGAGCACACGGGGAAACTCCTGCTGGAGGCGAGAAAAGAACACAAGGACTGGGCCGGCATGGGCCTGGACGCTCTCCAGGTAGCCGGCGGGTGGGTTGGGGTTCCAGGCACCACTCAGATTCTCAAGCCGCTGCGCTACTGGCGCCAGGTCGAAAAGGGCAAGATCTCTCACCCAAATCTCTGGGATGCCTTCGTGGGCAGTGCGCCCCGAAAATAGCCAAGGAGTATAGCCATGTCTCCATTCTCTAAGAAACAAGTCGCCTGGGCCCATACGCCGGCCGGCGAAAAAGCGCTGGGCTCCGCCACCGTGAACAAGTGGGATAAGGAAGTGAAAGGGAAGAAGCTTCCAGAGCGCTCCAAGGGTGCCCACGAGAGCGATTTGAAGAAGAAGAAAAAGAAGAGCTGATGCCCGTAAAACCCTAAACGAGCGTTACCGTGGGCGCATGACTGTCAGCTCCACGGTGCGAAAAGCAGGGCCGTTCACCGGCAATGGGTCGACGTCCACATTTCCCTTCAGCTTCAAAGCCTTCACCGACCAGGATCTGGAGGTGGTCTGGCTGCCGGCGGCCACGGGAATAGAACACACCCTGGTGCTCGATTCCGATTACAGTGTGGCCCTGAACACTGACCAGGATTCCAGCCCGGGCGGATCAATTACCTTACTGGCCGGCCCTCTGGCCAGCGGCGATACGCTGGTCATCACCACCGACATTCCCGAATTGCAGCAGGCCGACATCACCAACGGGGGAGGGTTCTACCCCGAGGTGATCACCGACGCTCTCGACTACGTGACCATCCTGGTGCAGCAGCTGGTGATCCTGGCCGAGTCCTCGCTGCGCTTCCCTCTGAGCGACGATCCGGGTTCGACCGAACTGCCGGCCGCCTCACAAAGAGCCAACAAGGTGCTGGGGTTTGGCCCGGATGGGTCCGTTTCAATGTTTGCCGGAGGATTTTCCACGATGTTATCGCGCGCCAATGGGGGGCTCTCAGGCTCGCTCGACGGCACCAATCGCACGTTCAGTATGCCCTATGTGCCGTTCTTTCCCCAGGTATCGCTGCTTTGCCTTTCCGGGTCCATCCTCCCCCATGAGCTCTACACCATCAACGGAAACACGGTGACAATCAACACTCCAGTCCCCCCGCAAAGAGGAGACACCATTGAACTCTATTGCTCATAAGCTTGGTGCTTTCCTGGCGGTCACGCTCTCGGCCGTCATGCTGTGGGGGCAGGGAGCACAGTTGCCGAAATATAAAGTTTCTCAACTGCCCAATCCGACCCTGGTTCCTACGCACACGGTGCAGGTTATCGATGGGGCAAACTCGGCCGACTGTACGGTGGGCTACGGCAACTTTAATGTCATATGTATGGTCAATGGGGGAGCCTGGGTCCCAGCGGCTAATTCTGGTCCGGTGGGACCGCCGGGACCGCCCGGGCCGCCCGGCGGATCGCTTTCCTATCCCGGCGTCGTGAGCAACGGCAACAGTGGATTGAGTGTGCAGGGCACGATGACCACGCCGTCTGTGACCGGTTATCGACAAAACAATCTAAATGCCCGTTCCCGTAATCGTGATGAAGTTCTTCAGATTACGATCACCCCACAGGACATGCCGGGATGCGCCAACTCTGGCATGGGGTTGATCGATGATGCCCCCTGCTTCAATGCCGCCATTCACTATCTGGCCAGCTTCGACGACAATGTGCAGCGCCGCTTGATCGCTCCCTACACACAATATGGCTATCAATTTCTTTCCGCCGGATACCAGCAGCCATTGCCGCACGATTTCGGCGACTACCACGGATTTGCCGGGTATGCGACCCAGGCATCTGTGCAGTTGCAAATAATCAATGGCGTGGTAGCGAGTTGTTCAACGGGAGGCGGCACCGCTTACGCTCCATCGGCAACCCTGCCAGTCTGGATTTATGATCCCTCACTGCAAGGATCAGGCGGGTATGCCACAGTCGCGACAGATACAACAGGAGCCCCGACTAGTTGCACAGTTGTGCAGGGAGGGATTAAGTATCCTCCGAGTGGAGTTATAGGACAAGTGGTGCCGATTGGCGGCGACGGAGCTTCGGCCAATGCAACCCTAGCCTCAAACACATTCTCCACCGGCCAGAATCCGATTACCGTCACGGGCGGATCGGGCTACGCTTCCTTGACCACCAATGTCCCGGTAAACACCTTCATCGGCCCATCAGCCTTGCAGTGCACTGCTTATCCCACCTTCACGGCGACGTGCGCAGCGGGCGTATGCACGGCGGTCAATGTCGGCACGACAGGAACGAATTGCACCTACAACGGAAGCGCCAGTGCGACGGTCCCGCTCTATTTCGGAGCAACCTGCGGCGGAGCGCAATGCACGCTCATGGCCCCGGAGACTCCGATCAACCTGCCCTGCGCCGTGGGCTTGATAAACAACATAACCATCGAGGGAATTGGAAACCCAACTATCACGACAGGCTGGGACCTTTCCACGGTCAACAACTCGCAGATGATCGCCTTCTGTGATCCAACCGGGATACAGTCAACCAACATCACCATCAAGAATCTGACAATCAACGCAGCATTCATCGGGTTCTGGTTTCCGTACGTTGTCCATCATCTGGCGATGACCGACGTAACCTTTGGAGGTTCCACCGGGACGGTGGGGATTCCAGTTCACGCATACTCATTCAGTGGTGGTCCGCAATCAGGCAGCGCCGGTGCTAATAGCATCAACCTGCAAAATGTGGGAGCCAATCCCCCTTATCTCCCTTCCACCTTCACGAATATCGCCGACTACGGTTACGCGGGCATAACCTGCGGCGGAGAGTGGATTGGAAGGTCGGCGGCTGGGTACACGGCATCGTCGTCGCGCAACGTCATGCCGGGGGGTTATCAGACCATGCTCGCGGCGGCATTTTACAATGCATCTTCTGTCGCGGATGGGATGCGGCTATTCGCTCATTACAACGATTTTTCGGCGGTTTCTCCGTGCGGGAACGTGCGTGTCGATAACTACCTGTACAAACCGCTTCTGACCCATTCGACCACGACGGACAATATCGACAAATGGTTCGAGCAGTACGTGTGGAAGACGCAAGATGGTCCGGCGAGTGCGGTCACGTTTACCAATACGACCAACTTTCTGTCTAACGGTCTGGCCTCAGTGAGCAATGCTGGGCTTGGATGCAAGTTCACGCAGACCGTGGTTGACAGGACTATCGATTACCAGTTCGGGAACAACACGGCGGCGGGCACGTCGAACCCCGGCGGCGTGGCCAATTATCCCTTCTATCAATGTTTCCCTGGTGTCACTTTTACCCCGCTCTGGTTCATGCCACGGTACTCCGGGAACACGCTGATCACCAATCCAATGACGAGATTCATGAACATCTACACTGAGTCTTATGTGAACCGCCCGGTGGTCATGGGCAGATTCGACGATTTAAATGTGGAGCAAGTGAACATCTGGGCCAGAACGACATTCACCGATCCATATCAGCAGACCGGAGAGGCTAGGGCGGCGATCAATATGACCTCGCGGAAGACATCGTCTTCTCTCCTGAGAGACATCACTTCCGTTCCCACCGCTCCAACCTTTTCCCCGATGTATCAAAATCTCGTGTCTGGATTTGCATCGAATGTGGGCCAGCACATGTTCAACATCCAGAACACGCCCTTTACTTCAGGAGCTACGATAACCGGGTGCGGGACGCTGACCTCGCCACTCGGGGGCGCGGGGGAAACGCCCTGGCATATGGCGGGATCGTTCGTCAGCAACACGTCAGCCACTTGCACGGCTGTGATTACGCCCGGAAGCACCGCGCCCAATGGCTGGAGATGCGCCGGGACGGACATAGGAACCCAGGCACCGCTCAACCAGAGCGTCACATCAACCGTCTCCTGCACGATTACCGGCACGACAACCTTAGGGCATGCGGTGACATGGATAGCAGACGCTTACTAGGAGTTGCTCTTTTGCTCTTTCCTACGCTTCTCGGGGCGCAGTCGAGTTCTATTGCATTCTCATTTACCATTCCGCAATCCACTTCGGACACCAGAACCTCGGCGGCGGTCCTCGACTCCAGCGGAGTGCTTGTCAAGACGCTCTGGGGCAATGTGACCTACCCTCCGGGAACGTACCGGGGGGGTTGGGATGGACTGCTCGATGGGGCAGCATTCGTAACTAGTTCTACAGCTACTATGACAGTCAATAGTACGACTCTTACGTTGTCATCACCTAATCCTAGTGTAGTTATTGGTCAGGCCATCATTGCGCCTCCTTATACAGGACTTGATGCTAAAGTTGTAAATGTGTCTGGCACTACCGTAACTATGTCTGTACCGGCGTTGGCTAGTGGTTCAAATGTATCTGCATCGTTCGCTACTTCTCCTATTCTCGCATCGGCAGGTCAGACGTACACCATCAAACTCCTGACCAATCAAGTTGCTTATGTTTACGACGGCCATCTAGGCTCCACTGACACTCAGTGGTACTACCCGCAGAAGTGGGAATGGCACTGTTCGGGCTGGTACAACGGGATGGCAAAGGTTATTTTTGTAGGCAAGTCCGGCTGGGCTGCGTGCGCTTACAACGAGGGCGCGTACAACGTTGCGACGTTCGATGCATCGACGCCGAACTACCCACGCCTTCCAAATCTGTCCTACTTCTCCACCGCACACCAAACTGCGGACATGGCCTCCGATGGAAAAACGATCTATTTAATGGAGTGGAAGGCGGTACAGAACAATAATTTTGTCACCGCCATCGATGCTGGAACGTCGATGCCGTTCTATTTCACGAATGGAACCTACGACACCACCTTCATCTGGCCGGGCGGATTCATCGGCAACAACAATTACGTCCCAACGCTGACCGGCACCTACATTGATCTTGTCGTTTCCCCCGCGACCGATGTGCAAACGGGAATTGCGGTGCAGCAGTCGGGGTCCATTCTCGCCGTGGCGCATGGCACGACTGGAACCATCAAGCTGTTCGACAAGGTTTCTGGATCGTCAGTCGGCACGATAAGCGGTGTTCACGTCTCGACCATTACGCCCAACTTTACCCCGATGGCCTTTACGACTGAGGGTTTGTGGTACGTATCGGATGGTGGCTTGTACCTCATCACTGGCCTTCCGTCTTCGCCAGTGGTCACGCAGCCCATCGCGGGCCCGCCTTTTCAATATGTCGCCGCCATAGGAGCCAACCCTACGACTAACGGTCTTTACGTTGCGGATGGAGGGACAAACCAACAGATTTACGAGTATGCGGTCAATACCCACTTACTGCTCAAAACGCTGGGAGTTTTGGGCGGATACCACGACTGCAACCCCACCATCACGCATACGCGATTTATGTTCGACGACACGGCGACAATCGGCAGCAATGCTGCGGGAAACTACTTCCACTACGTTTTCGTACAGCCCGACGCCAGCGACAACGTTTGGGTTGAAGACCTTTATGGGCGCAGGATTCAGCACTTCGATGCGAGCGGCAACTACGTCAACCAGATTCTCTACATGAAGCCTAGCTACGGAGGCGCAACGGCATCCGAGACGATGCCCACCCGAACGTTCATTGGAATGTTCGAGTACGACATGAACTACACCGTGCCCAATCTTCCCGGAGACCCCGACCCCACGCTGGGCGGAAATGGATCGTGGACATTTGCAAAGGACTGGATGGTCTGCGCCCTGGGCGCTCACGGTTCTCCGCCTCTGACTGACGCCAATCAGGACAGATACTACTTTCTTCAGGTTGAGAACTTATCCAATAATCGCGTTTACGCAACGCTTACGTCGCATCCGGGAAATTTTAGAAACGTCTTTGAGTTACCCGTGAACGGGACTTCTCCCGCCAGAAATACCGGGTTGTTATGGCCCAACAACTACACCATGTTGCGTAATGGAACGCTATCCTCGTGGTCTGTGAGCGGCAGTTCTCCTTCTAAGACGGTGTCTATTTTGAACGAAGCTCTGACGGGGTTTGATGGCAGTGGTAATCCTATTTGGGGAAGCCCTGCAACGGTAATCTCGACCACCACAAACGCCAGCAATGTGTTCCTGATTCCAGGGCAAGGGGGTATAGGCGGCAGCCGCTCCTCGGAACCAACAACCAGCGGATACTACCCTATTTGGCAGACCTCCGTTATTGGAACTTCGGGCTACCCGCACGCCGCCGCCATCAAGTCTGGATTTCCCTCGTACGCATGGACAACGATGCCAGAGAAGGCGCTGGTTGTTCCTGATGGCATGTCTTATCCTTCAGGGGCATCTGCGGGGATGACCCCCGTGCGGACGGAAGGCACCAATATTCTCTACTGGTACGCAGGCAACTACAATGCCTATGGATCGCAGGTCTATCACTACTACGAAGACGGTCTGATGATTGGGCAATTCGGGAACACAACGGCGCTGCCGCCCAATGGCGAGAAATATCCCCTTCACCCCGGCAACATCGGCAACAGTCAATACATGAGTACCACGACTGTGAACGGGGACATCTACGTTTATCTGGGGGACGAAGCGCTTTCTCTGGCGCAACGCTGGCATGTAGCGAACCTGAATTCTATCCACGAATACGCCGGAACGGGAGTCTTACAACCGGGTGGCAGCGTAATACTGAACCCACTTTTCTAAAAAGGAGGCCGGCAGATGATTTCCCTGATTCTTCTCGCCCTGGCATTTGCGTGTTTTGTCATCGCGTCGTTCTGGAATCCCAATCCCCCACCGCGCTGGAGCCTGATCGCTGCCGGGCTGGCCTTCTGGGTGCTATCGGTCATCATCGGCGGCCACCTGGGGCGCTAGCTTACGAATGTCTTCGTATGATCGCCTGTAAATCGGCTATTCGCTATTAGACGCGCACTGTGGCGCGTAGAGCCCTGAGGTGAAAAGTGGGTAGCCTACCCCACAGCCCGGGGGGTCGTCGCCGCAGCCTCGGGCGTTGTACGGGCCCTGGCCGGACCCTTTCTGATCTGGGGCGACCCCTCAATTCCGCACGCTTTAGCCTCCGCTTCGATGACTTCGTACCAGCAGAGGCATTCGTCGGCTTCCTCGTGGGCCAGGCGCAGGGTGTCGACGCCCATGACAAACCGCATGGCCGCCTCGATGAAGCCCGGGTCGTTGCTCATCTCCGCCCGCCAGGCCATCTGCCGGCGCATGCGGTGCAGGTCTTTTGCGGGGAAGTTGCACATGGGTCACCTCTGCTTGAAGTGCAGATACTCTCCGTCAAGGTAGGTTGGGACTGAATCGAGAAACCCGTTGCGATTCTTGGCAATGATCAGCTCGTCTTCGCCGGTGAAGCGTGAGGTTTCGATGTCGATCGGACGATAGGGCAGGACTACCACGTGAGCGACCTCCTCGAGAGCGCCAGATTCTTTCAGGCTGTGCATATTGGGCTTGGAGTTGATATCCCGGCCTTGGGGCCGGGGGCTCTGCGAGAGCAACAGTACGGCGACGTTCTCGGTTTTGGCGAAGTCGCGTAGCCGGTAGGCTACCTGCGCGACCTGTTCGCGGATTTCCTTCCCAGGGGCGGAGATGATCTGGGCATAATCGACAACCAGCAACTGAACGCCGTGGTGGCGGCGCTCTCGCGTGGCGTTCCAGAGGAGTCTTTCAAGGGTGACTGTGGCGGCATCGGAGATGTAAAGCGGCAGTTGTCCCAGGGCCAGCAGTCCCGAGCGCACGCGCTCCCGTTCGGTCAGGTTCAGAAGGCGTGGCTCGCGTATCTTCCACACCGGCATGCCTTCGAGCAGGCAGGCGGTGATATCGATCCACGACTTTTTGCTCATCTCTCCAGAATGCACCAGTGTCGGAATTCCCCGCAGGAGGGCACCGGCGACGATCTGCCGGGCGAGAGTCGTCTTCCCGCGTGAAGGTGCGGCTCCGACCACCCATAGCTCGCCCAGCCTCATCCCTCCCCCTGTGAGTTCGTCCAGGCCGCGGATGCCTGTTGGGATGATTTGAACTTCTTGCGGGTCGTCTACAAGCGCCCTGATGCTTTCCAGGGCTAGCTCTGCGGAGCTCCAGACCTCGTTGCCAGAATTCTGTTCCGCGGCGTCAGTGAGGGCCTTCAGGTGATCCCACAAGACCTTGAGGGCTGGCTCGGATTGATCTTCGGCGCGGGCCATTGTGACTGAGCAAGCTTTTATCATCTGGCGCAGCAGGCTTTTGTCTTTCACGATCTCGACGTAATCGCTGATGACTGGCTGCCGCGGAAGGCCCTCAGTCAGAGATGCCAGGTAGGACATCCCGCCCATGCCGGCTAGTTCCTTGTGGCGGTCCAACTCCTGGCCGAGCGTGACTAGGTCAACGGTGTGATCGGAAGCGAGCAGTTCACCTACGCGGCGGTAGATGCGCTGATGAGAATCAAGCCAAAAATCATCCACTGCGAGTTTGTCTTGAGCCTCGAGGTAATACGCGTTGTCGAGCAAGGTGGCGCCCAGGATGGTTTTTTCGGCGTAGGTATCGGCAGGGAATCCGCGTTCCTCGGATACATGAGGGTTCATGGCTGGTGTCTCTCCTTCAACTGCTCGTTGCGTAGGGCTCTCTGGCGTTCAATGTCGAGGTCGTACTGGGTTTTAGGCTTCGGTGCGCCGTTCAGGTGCGCCGGCTGGTCTTCGGGGAACAGCACCCCCCGCCAGCCGCTCGAAATTGCCTTCTCTAAACGCTGGTTGGGGTCGATGCCGTAGCTGTGCAGTTTTTCGAGGTCGGAAAGGATGTTGGACCTGGCCCGGTCGGTGAAGGGAACACGAGGGATCTTTCGCCGCATTTCCACGAAGCCTTCCCAGGAATCCCGGTGCAGCCATTCAGGGAGCTCGGGAGAGGGTGGTTGTGACCCTACCTGACCTTTCTTGACCTTTACACCATTAAGGGGGTGCAGGGGGTTCTGCCTATTAGTCAGAGTTTCCAGACTATTAGTCAGAGTTTCTGCAGATTCATTACTCTGACTAATAGGCAGAGTTTTATGGTCTAAACCCTGACTGGCAGTCACCCTTTCCGTGGTCTCTAAACTCTGACTATTAGGCACCCTTTTAATGAGGTGATATTGTGAAGTTTTTCCCCTCCCCCCGCCCTTCAGAATCTCCATCCATCCGTCTCTTTGGAGGTTGGAAATAGACCTACACACAGCTCGTTCGGAGAGACGTGTTCCTTTCACAACGTCGGCAATGGAAGGAAAGCAGAAGCCATCCTGATCTGCCCTGTATGCGAGTCTCAGAAGGACGAGATTGTCCTGAACATTTCCGGGGCCGTTTTCCCAAACCCAATCCGCCCAGTGAATGCTCATGAGGGATCGCTCCCCGCGAACGGCGCATGCGCGAATACATCAAAGCCCGGAGGCTTCCTGGCAAGCATCAGTGTTCCTTCAAAGTTCTTTATCAGCGGGCTCGCGGAACTTTGAAGGGATTACGCGAGCCCACTGAAAAATACCTGCTGGCGCAGGGTGCGGGGATCAGCCGCGTCTAAATGATACCACCGGAAGACGTGGCTAAGCTGTTAAAGGGGTGTTTGAAGCTTTCAAAGGCTCTTTTAGGCTGCGGCCACCTCGACCATGCGCACCTTGACGGCTCGTCGCTTTCGCTTTCCGGGATGGGGCACGACGTGGAACTCGACAATCGCAAAGTCCTCGGGCATTTCCTGGCCGTGGCAATCGCGAATATGAAAGAAGACCTGCTCATGGCTGGTCGTCTCGATGAATCCCCAGGTGCGGTCGGGCTCGTGGATGAAGTACACCCGGCCGCGCACCACCTCTTCGATCGCAATCATGGCGCCTCCTAGGGTTTGTCGAGCTCGGCCTCGAGCTTGGAGATCAGGGCGTCTCGGTCGAGGTTGCGGTTAGCTTTGAGCCATTTGGATTGGGTCTCAGGACTCCAGCCGAGGAGCGCGAATGCCTTGGCCATCTGGGGATGAACGGGCTCCGGAGCGGGCTCCGGAGGCGCCTTCTCTGGCTGGCTGGCTTCGATCTGCGGAGCCTCATCCTGGTAGCCGTTGGGAACGAACGTGCCCGCGATCGCTTCCTCGACAGAGATGGTCTGAGTCCCTTGCTCGGCGGCCTGGTCGAGGTTAACGGCGGTCTGCACCTCGACCGATTTGGGCATGTATTTGAGCACCTGCATCAGGGCTACCTTGCGTCCGTACATTTCAAAATTGTTCTCGTTCTGGAGGGCGTAGTGCTTCTCCCCCTGGCGGTTGTAGCGGCGGAGGTGATTGGTCACTTTGTTGCGTGACCGGACCTCGATGATGGGCCACTCCGCGTTGCGGATCCGGCCCACCGCGTACACGTAGGAAAAGGGGGTCTCATCGTCGTCGCCGGGCTCGTGGCTGATGGAGGGATTGGTCCCTTTGTGATACTCGAAGCGGTCTCCAGGATGGACGGCATCGGTCCATACCGAGGCGCGGCCGGAGCGGCCCACTAGGTCCACGTACCCTTGCCATCCCGGGACCAGGGTGCAGACTCCCTTGTACGGAACCAGGTATGCCTGGCCCATAACTCCGGGCTCGAGGCCCAGCTGGGCGGCGATGATGATGGAGGCGAAGATGGTTTTGGGGTCGCACTTGGCCAGATCTGGATTCTTGCGGAACTCGGTCAGCGCGATGCGCGCCATGCGGTCGGCATTCAGATGCCTGGGAAGGGCGGAGGCGATCTGATTTTTGTAGCCTTCGAGCATGTCGGGAAACGTCAGGGCCCGGGTTTTGGGGGCCAGTCCGGTGCTTTTCTTCAGTTCTGCGACAGTCACGGTTTCTCCTTGGGTTCGGGGGGTAGGGGTGGTGCGCTCAGGGCGCCCAAAGCCCAGCAGTAACGGCAGGGGCCGCCATTGTGCCAGCCGGCGCCCTCGCATTCCAGGCAGGTGGTGAGCCGCCTGGTTCCCCGACAGGTGCACGTCTTATCGTGTCTTCGGGCTTGGCTGTAGGGGCAGTTGAACGCCTGCTTGCTTAAGGCGCCCAGGGCTAAGACCTCACTGATGGCCACCATGGGAAACCTCCAGATTTAGGCCGCGCGGAAGACGCGGAAGGACGTGGGCTCGACGGTGAATCCCTTGCGTTGTTGCAGCTTGCGGGTGGCTAGCTTGTGGCCTTCGGAATCGACGATCTCGCTGCGATCGCCCATGAACTTGAAGATCTCGAGCTCCAGCAATTCGCGCTTGGCCTCATCGCCGGCCACGCTTTTGCCCAGCAATTTGTGGTGGGCGATCATCGCGGCGATTTCCGGAGTCGCTTCGATGGCTCGTCCGAAGTCAATCGGCCAGGCCAGGTTGATGTCCTTGAGGGTGGTCACGGGGGGTGGGTTGCGAGTCTGGACCCGCTCCCAGAATTTTTCTGCCTCTTCTCTCAGCCAGGCGATGACCTCGTCGTCGCGCTCCACGCGGTAGATCCGGAGGTCGTCGGCGCCGATCAGGGCGGTACACAGGGTGCGATCACGGTCGGTGATCATCTGCCCGAACAGGAATTGGATGGCGTAGTAGTCGGGGATCTCGTCGCTTCCTTCCTCCCCCCACTCGTGCGCCTGCTGGGGGTGTACGGTCTTGACGTCGGCATTCTGAACCCCGTCGAGGTCCTGCCACTCAAAATCGATTTCGCAGCTGAGGAAGGGGAGTTCTTTGTCGAAGTAGCGCTGGTTGCGGGCGGTGATCTCGAGGTTGTAGTCCTGGCGGGCCATCTCCAGTACCACCGGCTCCAGCATCCGCCCCCGGCGGAACAGCTTTTCCCGGTCCGGATCGATGGGTTCGATATACTGGCCGGTCTTTTCGAGGTAGAGCTGGTAGGGGGTCTTCCAGGAGCTCTTGCCCACCACCGCGGCCATGTCCGATCCCCCCAGGAAGAGGGACCGGTCATGGGCCACCAGCGAGGCCTTCAATTGTTGGTTCAGGATCGCATCCACAGAAATCTCCACAGCAGGTAGAGGATGGAAACGAACCCCGCTTCGGCGGCCACGAGGAACAAAGCCACGCGCACGAAGAGGGGCAGGGGCCGGCGGCTCTGATTGCGGCCGGGGCGAAGAATGAGGGCGTGGGGGTAGGTCTTGGCGGGATGGACCGAGGCGATGGTTTCGTGGAGGACGAAAATAACCTGGCTGGCTTCCTCGCTGAGGGGTTGGTTTTCAGAGGATGGTTGAATAGAGGGCCATGAATATGACATGCAAGAACTCTCCTAGCACTGCTTAAACCGCTCGTACCCTGATTCTGTGCGGTCTATGCATGAATGACCCCTCATCGTAGTAAGCATCTAAACGCGATGTCAAGGCCGATTCTGTGCATAATTGGATAGAGGAGTACAACCTCTTATGAGCGACGAAAAGCCACATCAAGCCGTGAAATGGTTTACGACGCGAGAATTGGCGGGATTGTTGGGGATGTCGATCGACCACCTCGGCGTCCTGCGCAACAAGCGGCTTGGTCCGCGCTACAAAAAACTGGGTCCGAATCCCCAATCTGCAGTCGTTTATTCGGAGCCCGACGTGGCCGAGTGGCAAGCCCGGCAGCTCACCATCGATACCACCTATCCGGACTACGGGCCGGCAAAAACGGGTGAGGAAGACTGATTATTTTGGCAGTCGCTATCGGGGTGAAGCCGTGTTTAATTAGCTAGGTTTTAAGTGAGGCACAGGAGCGCCTCCCCCAATGGTGCAGTCCCCCGATTTTTACGAGGAGATCGATGCGTCTTTTCATTGGCGGATCCAGGAACTGGTAGCTGACCCCGGGTGGTCTCGATCTACCGATTGGGACGCATATATATGCCTCGAGGAGCTAGGAGGTCTCAAAGCTTTGCTCGAAGAGGCGCAAGCGGTCACGATTCTCGTGGAGAAGAAAAGACAAGCAAGCACTCATAACCCTCATCCGGATCGTGAGCTGGATCTGATTTTAGGTCTGCTCGATTTGCTTAAGGAGGAAGAAGCAGACTTTCGTCGTCACTTGTTTCCCGCTTGGGAAGGAGTTCACCGTTTGGTGCAGATCCTTGCAGAAGCTTTCACACTACTGTATGAAGCTGTGATATGCATCTAAGTAGCTAGTACAGGCTTATTGATGGAAATGGCAATGTCTTCACCTCTTCCCGACGCGGGCCGAGAGCGCATTAGCATCAACGATCCTTCGTCGGAGCACGGAGACCTGGTACGGATGCGGACACGTTTGCTGCTGGAATTGGTGGATGAATTAGGCCGAGACCGGCGCAAGGAAATCGTGGCCACCATACGAGCTCTTGATGAGGCCATCGCAACGCGTGTTCGGCGAGCTCCAGAGACGCCCTTTGGGCGCTTTAAGGATGTCCGCAGCGCTATCAAGCAACACCTATGTGAGCGCGGCTCGGCCGCACCGCCAGAGGAGATTGTAGAAGCTTTGTGGCAAGGAGGATTTCGCCGCGAGCCCGTGTCCATTGATAATCCTAGCGCTCAGCAAATTGAGGAGCACACCCGCACTCGGATAAGGAAGTCGCTCGGTTTTCATCTCAACAATCCTCGTGGCATTTTGGTCCACCTCTTTCGTGAGGAGCATGGCCTCGTAGGCTTATGGGACTGGGAAGCGGAGAGGTTCGAGCGGTGAGCAGTTTAGAAACCATCCGCGATCGAATCGTGCGGGCGGCCTTTTGTGCCTACATTATGGCCAAAGAAAATTGCGATCAGGACACGGCTCTCGGAATCATGACGCAGCTATGCGTGCTCTGCCAGCTCGCTCTTGGGATCAGTACTGAGGAGGCGTTTGCCGACGAGGTTAAAAGCAATGATGACTGAGCAGCAAAAAATTGCTCTAGCGTTTCCTTGTGTGGAAGCGGAGCAGACCATCGACCGGCGCTTCTACTGGGAGATCGCCGACTGGAATCTTTGCCTGACGATGAACGTGGGCTTTGAGTGAATTGAGTTCTTTGATGGGTGGCCCGTGTGGCACGCCTCGATTGCCAGTCATGACCGCAAGCACCAGCGCACGCTGCACATTTCTGAATGGACCAGGGCGATGCACGAAAAAGCGCGGAGAATTTTAACCGACAGTCTGCATGGCGTAGGCGGCGACTGGCAGATGTGGGAAGACGGCGAATGCGCCAAACACACTCGCCGCCGGCTTACTCCCGCGGAGATGCGGCGCCTCTTCCTGATCCTGCCCGAGGCGCCGGTCTTCACCCACGGCAAGGCGCTCGAATCCCTTGCCCTAATTAAGCCATGACGCATACACGTCACGACGTCTAGACGCTGAGCTGCGGCAATCCTTTAGCCTTGAGCGCCAGGTTGAAGCCGGTCAGGGCCAGGGCCTGGAGGCTGGTGCCTTCGGACATGGCGACGGTTTGCAGGCGGATCCACTCGTGTTTGGGAAGGCGCACGGTGATGGCCACATTTGCTCCCCGGCCGCGGGTACGTTGGCCGGCGGCGGGGGGAGCGATTCTATTGGAGTGCTTCTGGGTAAAGGCTTGCAGTTGGTTCTTCTTCATATGGTTCTCCTAGGCGGTCAATTGCTGTTCTGCTGGGGGCGCGGGGGCGGTGTTTTTGTGCGGAGCTTTTTGTTTGGCTTTGGCTAAATCGCGGTTTCTCTGGTGGCGCAGCCGGTCTCGGTCTCTGCGCTTTTGGGTCATGTTGGGGGGTCCTCATGGGGTTAGTCTCTGCTTTCCTGGTTGAGGGTTGAGGTTGATTATGAGAGTTGCTGCCTGAGCCACTTCCACAAGCAGCGCACCTCGGCGGCGGCTTTGCCCTGGGATTCAAATTCGGTCACCGCGCGTCCTGAGGAGATGGCGCGCGAGTAGGCCCGGCGATCGGAGATCTGCCCGGGAAAGACGGGCAGACCGTAGGTGCGCAAGACGGTGCGCGACTCTTCGACCTCGGGGGCCCGCACGGGGCAGGCAGAGAGCACAAACACCGCCTGGCGGGAGAGTGCCCGAACCATGTCGACAGCTCGCCCTACGGCCACCAGGTCAAAGGCGGTAGGCCGGCAGGGGATGACCAGGAGATCGGAGCGCAGGGCGACCTGGGTGGCATCGGGCGCGGTATGGGGAGCGGTGTCGACCACCGCCAGGGTGGTTTCGTCAGAGCGCTCCCCATCGAGGACCGCGGCCAGCTGGGAAGCTGAAACTGTGACCACCGATGGATATTCAGCGGTGCGCGAGCTTTTCCAGATAGCCGCCGAACACTGGGGATCGGTGTCGATGATCACCACCTGCTCGCCGGCCTGCTGGGCGGCCACCGCGACGTGTACGGCGAGGGTGGTTTTGCCGGAGCCGCCTTTCTGGCCCAGGAGGGTGAGGACTTTCACGCGGTTGGGCCCTCCGGGGCGTCATCATCGATTTCCTGTTCCAGTTTCTCGAGCACATTGATGCGCACTTCGTGGTCGAGGGCGATGCGCAGGGCATACTGGCGCAGGCGGTTCAGACCCACCGCCATGCGGTTGACGTTCTTGGTTAGATCGCTTACGTCGTGGCTCAACAACTCCAGATGCGTAGTGAGGGCGTCGATGCGCTCATCGATGGTGCGGGGCTTGTTGTTCATTGGGCGCCTTTCAATTTTCTCCATCCGGCGGCCAGCAGTTGTCAAGCGGTGAACACAACTGCAAGGCATATTGTGACAAGGACCAAAAACAACAAGATCCGCCACCAGAGGTAGATCTGGTAGGCCACGAAGGCAACCGTTAAAACGAGAGCAAAAAAAATTCCAAATGTGTTTTTCATGACGTCATGGTATCACGGCGTAATGGCGCGGGGAGTGGTGCCGGAGGTTCCCTGCTTGACGGCACAAAAAAGGCCGCGGGGTTTAGCCGCGGCCCAGGAGTTGGATGAACTCTCTTTCTATCCCTTGGATTCTATCTCTTTCTGGCATTGGGGTTGGTGTTTTCTCAGTTCGCCGGTGGGAAGCTTGGCACCGCATTTGGTGCATGGGCGCAGCACCACGGGGCGGCCGCCGGTCTTCGCGCCTCGTTTGGCGGAGCGCCGGCGGTTGTACTCGCTGGTGAGATCTTCGTCGGGGATGGTAAATAAATCCCATGAAAGCCGATACTTCAAGTTGGCACCTCGTGGTATTCGCCGCCGACTGCACTCCATGTCCGGAGTGTGGCGAGCTGGTTTGTCCGGTTTGCGGCACTCACTACGCGGAGTGTGGCTGTCCTGGGCCCACCATAGATGAGTACGAGTACAAAGAAAAAGCGGGCAAGCTATACGCTCGCCAGCTTCGTTAACTTGCTTGTTTTGGGAACTGCTATCACTTCGCTACCCATTTGCCTTGCGGCTTTTTCAGCATCTTCTCTCGGGCCATATTTGCCGGAGCCGTTTTTCCCCCACCAGCAAATCACTTCTCCGCTGTCCACCATCACTATCTTGTACAGTTGGTTTTTCTTAGACTTTTGCATCATGGCTTCTCCCGTGTAAACAGGGGTGTTTCTTTTACGAACAGTTGTCGTGCCACCCATCCGGCTTCCGGCCGGCGGATAGTGATGCGGTTGGGACGGACTTCTTCGACGATGTAGCGGATACCATCGCGGACTACCATCTCGCCGACCTGCAACGATTTGCGTTCTTGTAGTGTCATAGTTCTCATACTGCAACAACTCCTGACTTAATGTCAAGTGCTGCCCGTAAAGCCGGCTGTCGGGTGGAGAGTGGTTCTCAGCAGACGAATTGAAGCGCGAATTGCTGTTGCAAGCGGTAGCACCTGCGGGTGTGACGAGGGCTTAGGGCAGGATTCCCCGGGTAGTGATACCCGATCCGGCGGATACGCGGTGGCCGAAAGGCTGGGACGGTCTGACGGGAGCTCGGGCGGCTCTACGCATAGCGCTTCAGATCCGAAGGCTAATTGATGAAGCTATGGCGCCCCTAAGCCACATCCTTGTCCCGCCACGCCCCCTTTCCAGGCTTTTGCTTTTGTTGTTGCTTCTAAGCACGTTCCCAGCTCTGGCCGGCAATGATGAAGCGGTTTCCCGCGCCGAGCTCGAATCTCGCGCTCATATCGCCGAGCGGCAATTATTAGAGCTGCAGAATCAGATTCGCGGCAACCAGGAAGCCGCGGAGCGCAATCAGCAGGCCATCCACGATGTACACGCCGAAGTGGCGCATTTGAAGGGGACGCTAGCCGCCTGGGGCGCCATGATCGGCATCCTGTCCGGATCCGGTCTGGTCGTAACCCTGATCAAACGACGGTTCCCCAACCATCACTAAAAGGAGAGCATGATGCTGTTACTTGATCGCAATCTGCAACGCAACACTGATCTCTGGATCCCGCGCACTGATACCAGCGTCAACCCCGTGCCCGCGGATTACTACGCCGCCACCTCGGGCGGAGATGACGGCACCATGGTCGTCACCTGCGGCTATAACGGCCCCAAGCAGTATCCCGGCGGCCTGTGTTCCAATAAGCGGCCCTTCCTCACAGTCAATGGCCAAATGCTGCAAAACGTGGCCATGCATCTCGAATTTATGTGGCCGGCCTGGGCCTATGAGCTGATTTCGCACCACGAGACCGATCTCAAGGTGTGCTTCCGCACCAGGCCCAACTCGACCACCTACATCCGCAATGTGGCCAACTTTTCAGTGCAATGGAATCGCAACAAGGGCGAATTTCAATTGGATCACGATCCCCCCGCCTGGGTAGGAAGCGGATTCATGGTTCCCGACATCGCGCCCGACGTCTGGCACAGTCTTGATTTTCGCTACTGGTACGATCCTCAGCCGGCCAATCCAGTGTTTAGCGTGCTCAGTATCAACCTCGATGGCGACAAATACATGGTGCCACCCGAGCATCAGAACATCCCGGCCCAGTCGACCAACTGGGAACAAATCGCCAACCCCCAGCAGCAGAACGAAATCTTTGCCAAAGGCTCGAGCGTCATCCAGTACAACCGCTGGACGATCGGGTGGAGCGATCAGCCCATCGGCGACCTGTCTTTCGATCAGTTAGACGGGGAAGGATTAGATATTTCCCTCTAAAGAGGCCTGGCTATGCTATTGTGGCCCTCAGAAGCACCCCCTCAACCACATATTCATTGCCCATTTCTCCCCGATGGATATGTGCGTATGGTGATCACCGCCGGCCGAGTCTACGTGGCGCTCAATGAATCCGGGCGCCGTATCGGCGAGACTCACCATAACGCCAGCATTCCCGATCTCATCGTAGAGCAGATCCGCGATCGCCATGAATACGACGGGATCACCTATCGGGCCCTGGTCGCGGAATTCTCGCTTTCGCTCAACACCATCAGCAAAATTTTGACCTATCAGCGCCGCGCGCAAACGCCGGTGCGCTGGAAAGCGGCTCGCCTATGACTAAGTCCACAGGCGTTGGCCGCGGCTTCGGCGGAGGCCGGCCATTAGAGTACAAGGCGGAATTTAACACCCTCGCCACGAACTATTGCCTGCTCGGTGCCAAAGATACGCAACTAGCTCATTTCTTTGGAGTTAGCACTGAAGCAGTCAGTGTCTGGAAGCGCCAATACCCAAAGTTTCTACAAGCAATTAAGTCGGGTCGTGAAGGTGCTGATGCCGCGGTTGCTAAAGCGCTTTATCGTAAAGCTTTAAATGGCGACACCGCGGCCTGTATTTTCTGGCTAAAGAACAGACATCCGGAAGAATGGCGCGACACCAGGGATCTTCGCCATTCGGGAATGGTCACCCTGGCGGCTTTGATCTCAGGTGAAGAAGAAGAATCTGAACCAAAGCCCATCCAACAAATCGAAGCTTCGCGCGACGAAGAATGACCACAGCCAAGCAACAACGGGCTACGGAACGCATTCGCCGCTGGCGTCACGATCCGTTGGCATTTGTTCGCGAGCTGTTCCACGCTGAGCCGGATGCCTGGCAGGCGGATGTGCTCCAGCTGATGGCCAAGCCAGGGCGCAAACATATTGCCATGAAGAGCTGCGCCGGCCCGGGCAAAACCGCGGTGCTGGCCTGGGCAGGATGGCATCGGCTGGTCTGCTTCTGCACCCTCAAAGAGCATCCCAAAGGCTCTGCAGTATCAATTACAAGCGACAATTTGCGCGACAACTTATGGTCGGAGCTGGCCCGCTGGCAGAATGAAAGCCGATTTCTGCTGCAGACGTTTCAGTGGAACAAAGAAAGAGTCACGGCCATCGATCATCCCGAAACGTTCTTCCTGGCGGCTAAAGGATGGAACAAAACCGCGGATCTCGAGACCATCGGAAGAACGCTCAGCGGCATGCACTCGCGCTTCCCGTTCTACCTCATCGATGAATCCGGCGACATCCCGCCCAACATGCTGCGCTCCGCCGAACAAGGGCTGACTAGCTGTGAAGATGGGTTGATTATCACCGCCGGCAACACCACCTCGCAGGTTGGAATGTTGTACGAGGTTTGCACCAACCAGAGAGATCACTGGGATGTGGTGTCGATCACCGGCGATCCGGATGATCCTAAGCGAAGCCCGCGGGTGGGTCTTGAATGGGCTAAACAGCAGATCGCGCTTTACGGAAGAGAAAACCCCTGGGTCATGGCCTATGTGCTGGGCCAGTTTCCACCCGGCAGCATTAACGCTTTGCTTTCAGTCGATGAAGTGGAAGCGGCCATCAACCGCAATGCCCCCATTGAGAGCTTCGACTGGAGCGAAAAACGGCTGGGTGTTGATGTGGCGCGCTTCGGGGACGATCGCACCGTGATCTTTCCGCGGCAGGGCATTTGCGCCTTTCTGCCTATTGTGATGAGGCATCAAAGAGGGTCTTCGGTTTCGGTCGACATCGCCAATCGGGTGATGAACAAGAAGATCGAGTGGAACGCCAATTCGGCGCCCAATGCCCTGAATTCAGGACCGCTGATCACTCAGGAATTCTTTGATGACACGGTTGGATGGTCACATGGAGCGGTTGATGTGTTGCGCGCCAGCGGACATTCGCCGATTGCGGTGCAATTCGACAAACCGTCGTCAAATCCTCGGTACGTGAACCTGAGAGCGGAAATGTGGATGAAGATGGCCGAGTGGGTAAAGGAGCACGGCTGCCTGCCGCAGCTGCCAGAGATCATCTCGGAGCTGACGGCGCCCACCTACTTCTTCTCCAATGGCAAGTTCCAGATCGAGGCTAAAGACCAGATTAAGAAGAGGATAGGCAAATCGCCCGATCTGGCAGATGCTTTGGCGCTTACGTTCGCGATCCCTGATATGCCGGCTGGAATGCGGCTTCCAGGGATCAACCGGACCAGGCAGCGCCAGGAATACGACCCCTACGCGAAGATCCTTTCGTAAGCGCGCTACTGGAGGCTGACAAAGGGGTGGTTGGGAGGGTAATGGTTACCTGCTCCGAGCGCCTGCGGCCGGCGCCTGGCTGGCCTCGAGGGCCGACCACCCCTCAAAGGGGACCCTAGCCGGCGGGGGAGGGCCCCAATGGCGTCGGGCGCCGGGCCTAGTTCCTGGCGAGCACGTCCATGAAATTTTCAGACTTTTCTAGGGAAAATTTTATAAGCTGAAGTTCGCAGCGGCGGCGTGGTATGGACACGCAATAGTCGACACGGAGACTAGAAACCCGTGATAGCCCAGTAGGCGGCGCAGGCTCCGGAACGCGCTATTTCCGTACCTGAAAAGTCTAGCCGGATGACGGCCCGGCCCGCTGCTAGTTCCCGCCGGGGACGCCAACCAAATTTTCAGCTTAATATGGCGGTAGGGAACCACTTCGCTTGCGGAGTGGCCGGTGAACATTGAGTTCGCCACCAGGCCGGCAGTGGTTGCACACTGCCGGCTTTCCTCAGAATTTTATGAGAGACTGACGATTCCACTGAGGCTTCTGTAGTGCTCTACTTCAACACTTCCAACGGACAACATATCGTCATTCTCGAACCAGAGAACCTTGAAGCACTGAAGACCGGGCAGTTTGCTGTTTCCTCTAACAAGGCAGTCATGATCGCGTACACATCATTACTGAAAGGGAAGGGTCTGGTGATGTGGGGCGGTTTCTGGACTCGCTGTCACGGCGCTGCGTGGTGCCCAACGTGACCTCGCCGCGGCTGGCGGGGATGCTGATGCGGAGGGGATTCGCGCCGCGCCATAATGATTTGGTGGATGTTTGGGAGAGATGATCCAGCCAGGAATTTTTACCGTGAAGGCGCCGCGGCAGAGGTCAACTGTCCGGCGACGCGCTTGTCGAGGTCATGCACTGTTTCGATCAAACGATCGATCTTGGCTCCCTGGATGGCGATTCCATCGCGCAATGGATCAATTTTGGCGTTGATATACAGGATGATGATGGTGGTTTGTCCAGCCATCAGCGCCAAAGTGGTGCTGATGAGAGTAAGTAGTTGGAAGTTTGTCACTGATTTCTCCTTACAAAGTTAGCGGGCGTCGAGGATATTCTTGACGCCCTGGTGAGAGATCTGAAACCCCTGCGCCTGCATGGCTGCGGCGATGGCGCGTAAACTCTCGCCCTGCTCGCGAATGCGCTTCACTACCTCAATCGCTTTCTGCTGCTCCGGATCCTTCTCGAGCGCGCCCTCGGCGGTGCGCACGAAGCCGAAGGGGACAGTGCCGCCCAGGAAGCGGTGGCGCTTTTTCTGGTCGGCTTTGACTTCCTGAATGCGCTCCCGGGTACGATCGCGTTCCGCCTCGGCCACCGCGCTCAGGATGGTGAAGACCAACTTCGAGATGCCATTGCCGGTGACGTCGCCGCCCAGGTCGATCATGTGCAGGGAAACGCCGGCGGCTTTGAGATCGGCGAGGACGGCCAGGGCGTCGAGGGCGCTGCGAAACATGCGATCCAGTTTTGGGGTGATGACTACGTCGCCGGGCTGGAGACGGGCGAGCAGCTTCTGGCCCTGGGGGCGATCGCGGAGGGGGACCGAGCCGGAGACCCCTTTTTCGATGAACATCTGATCCAGGGTGAGCCCCTGCATCATGGCGTAGCCTTCGATCTTGCGCTGTTGTGTCTCCAGGCTCTCGCCCTGTTCCAGGCGCGGGTCTTTGACTTCGGTCTGCTTTTTGGTGGAGACGCGGGTGTAGCCGTAGACTGCCATTTACTCCCCCTGGTGCGCAGACAACCGCTGCGCATTTAAGCGAATCACCATTCCTACGTGCTCCACCGTGACCGGATGGAAGTCACCATCAGAGATGGCATTGGGATCGAAGAACACCCACCCTTTGGGTAGGTAGTCTTCGACTGTGCGCGTGCTCCACTGCTCGATTGCGTGGGCGTTAATATCGGCGATGAACCGCCGTGCCGCAGCCCGCGATGCCTTGACGGTCAATTGGTCTCGTTTCATACTTTTTCCTTGTCTTTTCTCTTTGAGATCAATTCTGCATACGCCAATTCGCTGGCTTCGTCCCGGCTCTTCCCGGCGGCCATATACTTCTTCATCAGCTCAAAATGCTTGGCGAGCTGCGTCTGCGCTCGTCTCGCCCTGGTCTTGTAGTCGCGATTATTTCCTAAACCCATATTCTCTCCTGTAAAAGGTGTAAACCTGTATATAACAGTAAAGGAAGAAGTGGCGTGTGTCAAACTGCACAAGGAGGCTTACAAGAATGATCCTGAAGTTTCAGAGACCGTTGGCTAGCAGCAAGGCGGATCCTCCGGTTCTTGTCTGCGATAAGAGTCGTGTGTTTGCCAGGCTGGTTCCCTTCGCCGACTACCAGCACTTTTTTGAGTTCGTGGATAAGTTCTATGCCAAATGTCTGGTTCGGAATGGTGCGATTGTGATCAGGAAGGTAATCGAAGATCAAGGATGGTGAAGCTCGAGGATATGCGGGCCGGAAATATGGAAGCGGTAGCAGAGGCGATCGACAGGATGGTGGAGGAAGACCTATGAAGCTGTCCACCAGGAGAAGGCTATAAAATGAGCGGAACCCTTCAGATGTGGACCATCTACTACAACCCGCTCGATCACCCGGGGAAATTCGTGGTCCGCCGTTGGGTGGGCCTTGTGCCCTCGAACACCTACGTCCTGGCGCCCACGCTGGAGATGGCCAGAGCTCACATCCCGCCCGGTCTCTACTGCCTGGGACGCTACGCGGAGGACGAGGTTCAGATTGTGGAGACTTGGATCTGAAACAGTTCACCATGCCGGTCACTACCCCGCGCTGCGACTTTTGCAGTAAGCCCGAAGTCTGGGCCCGCTATCCCGCGCAATCGTTTATCTACCGTCATATCGACGACCTGGCCTTGATCTCCGGCGAAGACTGGCTGGCTTGCCAGGAGTGCGCCACCCTGGTGGGCGAAGAAAAGTGGGACGCCCTGCTTTTACGAGCCGTTCACTCCTTTCGGATGGACCATCCCGATATCCCTCCAGACTTCGTTTGGAGAGAGGTGGGGCGGCTGCAAAAGCAGTTTCGCGACCACCGGAGGCCAATCCAATGATCAAGCCCGACTGCTTCAGTGAAGCCAGTGAAGGAGAATAATGACCCTCAAACGCGGGGACGCTGTGTGGGCCACCATTGAAGGGCAGCGCCACTTCGCCGGCGTGCTGCTGGCGTCCGACTACACCCTGGCACTGCATTTCTGTAACGGACCGGTGGCGATGGGTGGGGCAGATAACTATGGCGTGGTGGCTTTGTGGTGGGACGAGCCCAGCCGGGTCTGGCGCGATCTCGAAACCAAAATGGAAGTCGGGATTGAGCCGGCGGAGTGGAAATGAAATGACAGAGTTAGTCTGGGATACCTACAAGTGTGAGTGTGGCGGAACCGCAGTCATGCCCCTGGTGAGCCTGGTCGCGCACTGCGACCAATGCCCGCGAGTATTCGCGGCGGTGAGTATTGGTGATCGACGATGGTTCGCGAACATCGACGAAGCCAACGCCGCTTATGGTGCCGCCCAGAAGTTGAGGCAAATGTGATGGCCTATGGAGCGACCGAGGTCCCGGTCTCGAAATCCCAGGAAGCCATTCGCAAACTGATCTACGCCCATAAGGGCACCGGGGTCATGCTGGTCAGCCAACCCCCGCGGGAAGGATTCGAGGCCATGGTCACCATGGCGGACACCGCCTACCACATCCGCGTCATGGCCACCTGCAAAGAGGTGTCCCGAAAACAGAAGGGCAGCTGGCGCGACAAGTCGGCCCTTGTCTATCAAAGCCACGTGGAGCAGGAAGAGCGGCGCGTGTGGCGGGTCTTGTTCTGGCACCTGAAAGCGATGTTTGAGGCCGCCGACGCGGGGGTGATCGACATTCGCGACATCATCATGCCCTACGTGGTGCTGCGCGATGGGCGAACCCTGGCGGACCACATCAAGCCCCGCATGGCGGATCTGGTGACCACCGATCCGGAGCGACTGCTGTCGGCGTAACAACCCCTGATGCCCGTAAGAGAGGCCGCCTGGCCCTACGATGGCGTCTATGGCCGCCATTCTCGCCGTCCGCCATTCTGACATCCTGGGAGCTCCCAATGCCGGGGAGCTGATCGACCAGTACGCTTCTGAGTGTGCGGTGGATATCCATCCCCAGGCGGAGCAGTATGCCCAGATGGAACAAGTCGGCGCTCTGCAGTGCTTCGGGGTATATGAGGATGGTCCCACTCTGGTGGGCTTCGCCTCCATCCTCAGCGCGGTGATGCCCCACAACGGGCTCAAGGTGGGGACGGTAGAATCAATCTTCGTCGCCGATGGCTACCGCCGCGGACTCTCCATCAAATTGCTCGATTTCCTCGAGGACTATGCCGAGCACGCCGGCTGCGTGACCCTGCTCTACAACGTACGCGTGGGCAGCGCCTTGGAGAAAGTGCTTTCCCGGCGGCCCAAGTGCACCCATACTCATGCCATCTACTCGAGGTGGTTCCAATGAGCGAATCGATTCAACCCTCTAACCATCGGGTCGTGCGGTTTCCCGGCCGCCTGCCGGCGCCCTCGGCCGCGGCACTCGATGTGATCATGAACGCCCAGTCGTTCATTTTCTCTCTGCCCCAGATTCCTATGCCCACCGAGCACGTACTCCATGCCGGACTGTACGTGCGCACCATCCGCATGCTTGACGGCAACGTGGTCATCGGGTCGCTGATCCGCCTGCCCACGGTAGTGATCCTCAACGGGCCCTGCTCGGTGCTGGCCGGCGACGGAGTGGCCGAGTACGAAGGCTATAACGTGATTCCCGGATCCGCGGGCAGAAAGAGCGTGTTTGTGGCCCGCGGAGACGTGGATCTGACCATGATCTTTTCCACCCGGGCGCAGTCGATCGAAGATGCCGAGAATGAAGTGTTCGCGGAAGCTGATCTGCTGATGTCGCGGAATGATGATTCGCTCGACACGGTGGTGATCACTGGAGAGTAATGACGTAGTGGCGTCATGAAGGAGTGAAGCTATGGCGGGTTCGATAGCGGCAACCACGGCGGCGATAGCCGCCGCCAGCCTGGGCTATGGGATTTACTCCGGCCAGAAGGCCCAGGCCGGCCAGCAGAAGGCCCTGGCCCTGCAGAAGACCGGCCAGCAGCAGGCGGTACAGTCGGCTTTGTCGACCCAGCGCCAGGGGGCCATCGCCCAGAATGCGGCCAACCAAAAAGCTCCGGACGTCGCCTCCATCCTGCAGCGCGCGGCGCTCGCGGCTAAGGGTGGGATGGGCTCGACCATGCTCACGGGCGCGGGCGGGATCCAGCCGGGGATGTTGAACCTGGGCAAGACTAGTTTGTTGGGGAGCTAAGATGCCAGACGCCCACCAGATTCGCCAGAATTGTTTGAAACGCTGGGGGTCTCTGAAGACCGAGCGAGCATCCTGGTGGGCTCACTATCAGGAGATCACCTCCTATCTCTTGCCCTACAACGGCCGCTACTTCCGCCAGGATCGCAACCGCGGCTGGAAGCGCAACGCCAATATCTACGACAACACCGCCACCAAGGCCCTGCGCACCCTGGGCGCGGGGATGATGGCCGGAGCCACGTCCCCTGCCCGGCCCTGGTTCCGGCTGTCATCTTCTGATCAGGACCTGGATCGCTATCAGCCGGTCAAGATCTGGCTCGACGACATAGCGCGCGCTATGAACACCGTGTTCCAGAAGAGCAATACCTATCGGGCCCTCCACCAGGTCTACGAAGAGTTGGGCGCCTTCGGGACCGCGGCCACTCTGGTGCTGCCCGACTACCTCACCGTGATCCATCACTATCCGGTCACCACCGGGGAATACTGCATCGCCGCCGATGCCAAAGGCCAGGTGTGCACCCTCTATCGGGAGTTTGAGATGCAGGTGGCCGCGGTGATCAAAGAGTTCGGCCTGGACAAAGTTTCAACCGGGGTCAAGAACATGTACGAGAAGGGCAACGGACTCGATCAGTGGGTGCCTATTCTCCACGCCATCGAACCGCGGGCCGATCGCCAGCCAGGCAAGCTCAACGGCAAGAACATGCCCTGGGCTTCGTACTACATGGAAGTCGCGGCCGATTCTGAATCCCTGCTGCGCGAATCCGGCTACAAGAACTTCTGCGGCCTGGTGCCGCGCTGGGCGGTAGCCGGCGGGGACGTCTACGGCAACGGACCGGGCATGGAAGCCCTGGGGGACATCAAGCAGCTGCAGCATGAGCAGCTGAGGAAAGCCAACGCCATCGACTTTCAATCCAATCCGCCCTTGCAGGTGCCGGTGGAATTGAAGAACAAGGAAGTCGATCTGATGCCCGGAGGCACGACCTACTACACCTTGGGCTCGCAGGTGGCGCCCATCAAATCTCTCTTCGAGGTCAATCTCAATCTGCAGTTCCTGCTCGAGGATCTGCGGGATTGTCGGGAGCGAATCAACGCATCCTTCTTCGCCGATCTCTTCATGATGATCTCGGAAGCCGGCGACCAGCCCGGCTCGCGCATGACCGCCACCGAAGTGGCGCAGCGCCAGGAAGAGAAGATGCTGATGCTGGGGCCGGTTCTCGAGCGGCTGAACAACGAGCTCTTGTATCCCCTGATCGAGAACACTTTCATTCATATGATGGCCGCCAACGCCATTCCTCCCGCGCCTCAGGAGATGGCCGGCAAAGAGCTGAGCGTCGAATTTATCTCCGTATTCGCGCAGGCCCAGAAAGCGATCGGTACCAACAGCAGCGATCGCCTGGTGGGCTCGCTCGGAGTGGTGGCCCAGCTCAAGCAGGATGTGCTCGACAAGTTCGATGCCGATGCCTGGATCGATTCCTACTCCGACCAGCTGGGCGTCGATCCGCGCATGATTATGGCTTCGGACCAGGTGGCCATCATCCGCCAGCAGAGATCGCAGGCCCAGGCCGCCCAACAGCAGACCGCCATGCAGGAGCAGCAATCCAAGACCACCAAGAATTTGGCCGCCGCGCCGGTGGGGCAGAACAACGCCTTGGACCTGTTGAATCAATTTTCCGGCTACGGATCCCCGTCGCCGGCGCAGCCGCTGCCGCCGGCGTAGGCGGCCAAGACGCTATGGCCGAACAATTGTTCCTTTACGGTCTATCGGATACACCCTGGATTCCCGTCAAGGACGGGAACGATACAACTCGTTCGATCTTCGATAGGCATTATTCTCGCTACTTCTACAAGGATGGGCGCAATCCGCGGCTGTTTGTTGGGCCCGGACATAAGATAGTGCTACTCACCCAGAACTGTAAGGCGCTCTTTGTGTGGCGCCGATTTCGCAGCTTTGACAATCGGATCGGGGCCAATTGTGCAGTGTTCAGAAACGAGGCTAGCGGCTATAGATCAAGCGATCTGATTCGGGCCGCTGAGCGCTGGATCGATGAATCGTGGGGAACATGCAGGCATTACACTTACGTAAACCCGGCAAAACTTCATACGGTCAAGCGGCGCGGGCGCGAAATATGCCCATGGCCCCCAGGGCGGTGCTTCCTTGAGGCGGGTTGGACTTTCTGCGGTTGGACGAAAAAACGTCACTATATGATCTTTGCGAACATGCACCCTCAGCCCCAGGTGCCGCGGGCATGCTCGGCGGCCTCTTCCTGGCTGTTGAAGTAAGCCACGCGATCGCGCCCCCGCGAGACCCCATCCTCGTGCTCGACCCAGCAGGATCCCGACCAGGCCAGCTCCGGATCGCGTGGATTGACGATCATCCAGCGTCCGAAAGTGTTGCGGATGATGTGGTAGCGCAGAGCTGTTTCGAGAGCCATGGCAGCATTCTAGTCCGCCCCTGATGCCCGTAAGAAAGAAAACCACCCCTACAGTGGCATTGTGAGTTCCGCCGATCCCTTTGACCTGCCGGCCCAGCTCCACGCCCGCGAAGAACAAGTCGAGCGCGCGCGCCTGGCCCAAAGGATAGAGATCTCCGACCTCAAGTGGCTCATGGCCGATAAGCGCGGGCGCCGCTTCATCTGGCGCCTGCTCGAGCAAGCGGGTGTATTCCAGAGTTCGTTTTCTCCCAACAACGCGGTGATGGCGTTCAACGAGGGGAAGAGGAACTACGGAGTCTGGATGCTGGCGCAGATCAACGCCCATTGTCCGGAAAGCTACATCGTCATGGCCAAGGAAGCAAAAGAACTGGAGTTGACAAGTGCCCGAAACGGTGACGGCCCCAAATCCAACTGAAGCCAATGCCACCGCGGCTCCGCCGGTTGCGCCTCCTCAAGAAGCGCCGCCTGCGACCCCACCGCCTGCACCACCCGCCGCTCCGCCGGCCACCCCGCCGGCAACCCCACCGCCGGAGACGCCCGCAACTTACGAGTTCAAGGCGCCCGAAGGCAAAGAATACGACGCCCAGTTGATCGGCGCCTATTCGGAAGGGGCCAAAGCCGCTGGGCTGACGCAGGAGAAAGCGCAGCAACTGCTCGAGACTATGGCTCCGGTATTGGCGCAGCGCCAGCAGGAGCAGATCACAGCAGTGCAACAGGGCTGGATCGAATCCGCCAAAACCGACAAGGAATTCGGAGGCGACAAGTTCCAGGAAAATCTCGGCATTGCCAAGCAAGCGCTGAAGCAATTCGGGAGCCCTGAGCTGCAGGCCCTGCTCGACCAGACCAGCCTCGGTTCACACCCCGAGGTGATTCGCCTTCTGGTCAAGGCAGGAAAAGCATTGGCCGAGGACGGATACGTCAATGGCAGCCCGCCAGCGGGCGCGGTCAAAGACGCCAAGTCCTTCTACGAAAACAGCAAGATGAGCTGACGAGAAGGAGAGTATAAGTGGCCACCCTTGATGCAACAAAATTGACCCTGGCAGACTGGGCCAAACGGCAGGATCCCGATGGGCGCACGCCCATGATCGCCGAGCTCTTGAGCCAAAGTAATGAGGTCCTCGAGGACGCT